CTTCGTAGACTTCGTAGTCAACACTTTCGTAAATATCTTGAAAACTACCAACGTCAACTAAGCTCTAGAGACTGTGAAAAGTTTGTAGAAGGCGAAGCTGACGTGGTAGATTTCGAAAAAATTATCAATGACTTTGCCCTACTACGCAATAAGTGGTTAGGTATTATCAAAGCACTTGATCAAAAACAATGGCATCTAAGTAACATTGTTAAACTACGTGTATCTGGATTAGAAGACGCCAGTCTTTAATTCTTGCAAAATATACGCAGATAAATATCTGCATGAAAACAATTGTATTAGTAACTGGCGGATTTGACCCTTTACATTCGGGTCACCTCAAATATTTCAGGGAAGCTAAAAAATTAGGTGATATGCTGATTGTTGGCGTCAACAGCGATTTTTGGCTAACAAAGAAAAAAGGCAGACCATTTATGCCTGTCTGGGAAAGATATGAAATTATCAACAATTTAAAAATGGTTGATATGACTGTTGTTGTTGCAGATGATCCCGATGGTAGTTGTACTACATTTATCAAAGAAACCCTTGAACTGTTTTCAGATGACAAAATAGTTTTTGCCAACGGTGGTGACAGAACAAAAGAAAATATTCCAGAAATGCAAGTACAAGATCCTCGTTTAAGTTTTGTATTTGGTGTAGGCGGAGAAGATAAAGCCAACAGCTCGAGTTGGATTTTAACAGAATTGAAGGCTCCTAAAACAGAGCGACCTTGGGGCTATTATCGTATATTGCACGAAAACGGTAAACAGGTAAAATTAAAAGAACTTATTGTAGAACCGGGAAAAAGATTATCTATGCAACGACATCAAGACCGAGCAGAGCATTGGTTTGTTGCAGAAGGTACTGCCACAGTCTACACATTAAATGCCAGTACTGACGAAGACCTTCTGGGAGTATTTCAACAATTTCAGCACGTTCACATCAAAAAAACTGATTGGCATCAATTGGTTAATGAAGAAACTTCTCCTCTTAAACTTATTGAAATACAATACGGTGAGAATTGCATAGAAGAAGATATAGAACGAAAATGAAAAATTGGATCTTCTTAAGCAAAGACGGGCAAGATCAATACATTGCTAAACTTGCAGCATCCTGCGGTGGAAAGATTGTGTCAACTGACGATTTTGTCTACAGTGATTCAACTGAACCTATTATACTTCGTGGCATCCTAAAACATAAGATTATGAAACAATGCTGGGATGACGGTAGAAATTTCTTTTATATGGACACAGGGTATTTTGGCAATGATGCAACATCAACAAATCCTAATGGTTGGAAATACTGGCATCGAATAGTAAAAAATGATCTACAACACGGAGAAATAATTCCAAGACCCGATGATAGGTGGAAGAAATTTAACAAGACTATTGAGCCTTGGAAGAAAGACGGAAGAAAAATCATTGTTGCAAAACCAGATGAAAAACCCTGCAAATTTTATGGCATTGATCTTGACCAATGGACCATTGATACTGTAAACACAATTAAAAAATACACAGATAGACCGGTAGAAGTTAGAGAACGAGCTCCAAAAAGAGAAGACCGTGTGTTAAGTAAGCCTTTAAAAGAAGCACTGAAAGATGATGTCTTTGCATTGGTAACCTATAATTCAGTGGCCGCAACTGAAGCAGTAATGAACGGGATCCCAGCATTCACACTTGCTCCGTGTAACGCTGCAAGTCCTGTGGCTTCTCAGGATTTATCCAAAATTGACAGCCCGTACTACCCAGACTCAGATAAATTATATGCGTGGGCCTGTCACCTAGCATACGGACAATTTCATAATTCAGAATTGATGTCCGGCGCTGCATTAAAAGCATTAACAGAATTATAATTAAGGAACTATATGAAGATTTTTGTCGGCTACGACTCAAGAGAAGACATTGCATATCAAGTCTGCGAATTTAGTATTAAAGCTAGGCAAGCCGGCGCAGAAGTAATACCTTTAAAACAAGATCAACTTAGAGAAAAAGGATTATACACACGGGGAGTCGATCCATTAAGTTCTACAGAATTTACTTTTACTAGATTTTTAGTGCCGCACCTAATGGATTATCAAGGCTGGGCGATTTTTATCGACTGTGACTTTTTATGTCAAATTGACATAGAAGAAGTTTTTAACAAGGCCGATACTAACTTTGCAGTAATGGTGGTTAAACACGATTATACACCAGAAGAAGGAGTTAAGATGGATGGCCAAAGACAAATCCCTTATCCAAGAAAAAACTGGAGCTCTATGATCCTATGGAATTGCGGACATCCATCAAATAAAAAATTACATCCTGATATTGTAAATTCAGAGACAGGACAATTTTTACATAGATTTCAATGGTTAAAAGATTCTGAAATTGGTTCAATAAGTCCCGAATACAATTGGCTTGTGGGATGGTATAAAACTCCAGAAAACGGAGTACCAAAATTAATTCATTATACCGAAGGCGGCCCTTGGTTTGAAAATTATAGACATTGTGAAATGGGAGCAGTCTGGGAAAGAGAACTGTGTAATTTAGAAAAATCTAAAATTGTGCCGCCACCTGCAGGCCCATTTGACCATATTCCTCCCGAAATTAACTCAGTGTTTAAAAAAATATTAAAATATAGAGTGGATCCGGCCGGAGAAGTCTATGGTGTACAGGTTAATGAAATAATTGAGGATATAAAGATGTTAGATAATAAAAAAGTTTTTGCTGTTGACGGCGGAACAGACCCCAATGACGGCAAAGGTCTTGGTTGGGATCCTTATATGGAATCTTTTATCCTTGGCAGCGGTGGACAGATTACTAACTACGATAAAATAGAAGGATTAAAAACACCTGTGGTATTTAGAGGCATCACTAAAAACAAACATATGAAAGCCTGTGAATCTCAAGGTCGAGATTACTATTATATAGACACCGGATATTTTGGTAATGTAAGAAAAAAATTCTATCATAGAATTACAAAAAATGCCATGCAAAATTTAGGACCTATTATAGAGCGTCCCTTTGATAGACTCGAAGCTACAGGCTGGAAAAGAAGTAAATTTAGGTCAGGCAGAAATATATTGTTATGTCCGCCTAGTGCTAAAGCCATGTCGTGCTTTGGATTAGATTTAGACAAATGGATGGAAGAAACTGTTAGTATCATCAAGAAGCACAGCGATCGTCCTATTGTTATAAGACTAAAGGGCAGTAGAAGAGATAGAACCGCCAACGATACAATGGAAATGGCATTGTCTAAAGATGTACACTGTCTTGTTACTTTTAATAGTATTGCTGCCACAGAAGCATTGTTGTTAGGCAAGCCTGCAATTACGCTAGGACCTAATGCTGCTCAACCGTTGTGCAAACAAGATCTATCTGAAATTGAAAGACCATATATGCCAACTGCTGACGAAGTTGAAGCCTGGGCTGCACATCTAGCCTACGCACAATTTAGTGAAGCTGAAATGAAAGACGGAACTGCTTGGCGTATACTTAATGAAGATGGAAAAATTTGGATTCCTCCAGTAAAAGATGATAAATGATGTTGTTGTTTACCTGAGTTCTTTAAATAAACAAGTACCAGGAAGAAAAGTTGATACGTTAACTGCATTTGCACAGGGAGCAAAGGCCGCTGGCGCAAGAGTACACATTGAAACAAAATATGTACATAGACCTGCTAAATTAGCGGTCATCTTAGGCTGGCCAAGTCCTATTCAAACTGCTGTAAATATCAAATTTAGACAAGAAGTAGTAGACAAACAAAAAGAACAAGGCAGTCACATAATGGCCATAGATGCAAATTGTTTTAAATTTGCAGACCAAGAAAGCAGATATCTAAGATACAGCATCAACGGAGTATTCTATGATACCAGTGAATATGCTAATAAAAATTCAGACGCGACTAGATGGAATCAATTATCCAATGACACCGGATTAAGTTTAAAAGAATGGAATCAAGCTGGCGAGTACATTTTATTTTTAATTCAGCGAGACGGTGGTTGGGGAATGAAAGGACTAAACCCTGTGCAGTGGGCTGCAAACAAAATCAAAGAAGTAAGAAAATATTCTAATTTGCCTATTGTTTTAAGACCACATCCGGGAAAAATTGCAGACCTAAGACAGCTAGTGGGTCCCGGAATCACTATCAGTGACAGTACAAAAATTTCATTGCTAGATGATCTTAGCAGGTCAACGGCTGCTTTTGTGTTTAATAGCAGCAGTGGCGTTGCTAGTGTGTTATCCGGAGTACCGTTATGGGTTGATGATTCAAGCAGTGTTTGCTGGGATGTTGCTAACAAAGATGTATCTACAATTAATAGTCCTCAATTATTTGATAGACAACAATGGTTAAATGACCTAGCTGCTTGTCATTGGACTGATGAAGAAAGTAGACAAGGTCTTGTTTATAACAAGTTTCTGCCGTATCTAACCTAATTATTTTTGTTTTATTAACTCTGGCGAGTACTTAGGCAATGCTTTGGCGTTGTCTTTTTCTTTGGCATTTTCTAATTTTGCAGTTCTTTCTCTAAGTTCGCTAGAGGAATAAATGTGACCACGTTTGTGATAATGCAATTCAATCCCAACGTCCATACAATATTGTTTTCCGGTAAAATCTCTATTTAAATATTCTTCACTTAAGAATCTAATATGAATAGTCTGTGTCTGCAATAATTGCAGTAAATCAAATTCAGTTTCGTAAATTAAAATCTCATCAACATACTTGCAGGCCTGCAACTGTACATATCTTTCGTAGGCACTTTGCACAGGCTTATTTTTAATACCTGGGCGATCAACAGTTGGATCAATTTGTAGTGCAACTATCAGATAGTCGCACAGTTCTTTTTCCATTTTTAACATTGTTACGTGACCTGCGTGTAACAAATCAAAACTACTGCAATTAAAACCTATTTTCATGGTGCAAGTCCTCCCAAAGGGATTGAATACCAATTGTTAATTTGGTGGTCCGTATCTCTAAACCACCAATATAAATCAG